CCAACTCTAGCGTCTGCAAATGTTCCACTTGTGATAGCTGAGGCAGCATGAGTGTGTGATGCTGCGGCGAAGTCGCCTGTCGCGCTTGTAGCTGCCGTGCCTAGTCCAAGGTTGGTTCGTGATGTTGCTGCGCTAGCAACGTCTGAAAGGTTGTTTGTGGTGAGCATGTCGCCACCTCCTGCAAGTGTATCCCACTTGAGTCCAGTTGCCGTTGTGCTATCCGCCTTGAGGAACTGCCCGTCAGTGCCGACTCCTAGTCTTGCGTCATCCGTGTCGTAGCCGTAGATGTCGCCCTTGGTCGTGAGCGGGGACACGCTGCCACCTGCTGCCGTGCCTGCCTCCCACTGCTTGGTGGTGTCGTTCCAGATAAGTGCTTGTCCATCGGTCGCCCCTGTCTGGAGCAGGTCGGTGACCTCATGCTTGTGGGCGGCTACTGAGCCACTTGAGCTACTTGAGCTTGAGCTAGATCTGCCCGTGCTGGGGTAGTATGCGCCACCTAGGATAGCGGAACTACCCATCATTCTCTGCATGAGGTTGGCTTCTCTGTTGCCAGATGCCTTGGTGTCGTTATGGATCGACTTGGACAGTGCTTGGTTATACTGCCTATCCAGCATTATAGCCAACTCAGTGTCGCCAGTGAGTCTGCCACAGGTAATGCTTGCAAGTTTTAATGCTAGGCACTCAACAAATGATGGCGAGAACAGGTTTACGTCAGTGATCTTAGCAACATACGTGATGGTTGCTGTATCGTCATTGGTAAGAAGGGCGTTGCCTTCTAAGGAAAATAGTTTTGAGCTTGCCTCTACGTCCTCGCCGTTTACGTCCTTGAGGCGTATAAGGTCTGCTGGTAGCTGGTATTGATGATCCCACCCAAATGGAGGAGCATCCGAAAGCTGTGTGAGTGTAACCCGCGTGCTAGCGAAGTTCCACCTGTGTTCTTCTAAGAGCAGCTCGAGCGCATGATCATACTGGTCATTCATTACGACCGCCACTGAATCACTGTTAGATTCAATGTTGGTGATCCGTCCCTCACGAAATTTAGCGAGGGCGATGTTGGCGATTTCTGTCTTAGTCATATTTAAAAAGAGAAGGGTAGCGCGAGAATTAACCCGCGCTACCCTTGATTATTAGTTAGTTACGATCGATGAACGTAACGACAGCACGAAGCTGAGTTCCACCTGTGATGGACGTGGCGGTGTTAACAGTGATGCTAACTACCTCGTCACCTTCAGCCACCGTATAAAGCGGGGCATCAGCAGCAGTGTTGAAGAACACCTTGCCACCAGCGGAGAGCGTGAGGGCAGATGGGGTCAACGCATTTGCATCAGAAGCAACACCGATATCTGCAACAAGGGCAGTTCCTGGGTTTGCCAACTGAATAAACGATTGGGATGGATCTACGAGCGCACCCTTAGGTAGCTGCACGAGACTGATAACGTCAGCTGCCGCCAATGCTCCGTCTACAGTAACTGTAGCGGTTGCTTGACGAACTTTGCCAGCGAGTAGACGACCGTCAACGCGGTTGTCGCCAGTTCCAGTAGCACTTTGAGTGGTGTAGATATCTGATTTGAATGTAGCCATGATATTTTATTTCTATTTGGTTATATTATTACGAATTGCGATTAAGCGCGGTCAACATTGATTTGGATAACACCTGCGTCATCGAGGCGAGTTCCACCCCATGCCCACTCAGAACGAATCTGGGTGTCGTGGCGCTTGGTAGGAAGCACGTCTACGAATGTCTCAGGATCTTCAGCGTAACCGAAGGCTACACAGTCCTTAGCGAATGCGTAACAGCCACGAGTGCCTCCAACAGATGGAAGAAGTGAACCGTCAACAGCGATAATGGTGAAGCCAAATGCATCAACGATAGAACCAGACTGAGCTTCTTCAAGCTTAGCGCGGTAATCGCGGTTGATGAACTTGTCGTCATGAAGGAGGTCTTCAACTTCATCGTGAGTGATGACCATGCCGAGTGGGCTAGAACCTTCAACATTCTGACCAGCAACATTCTTGCTACCCAAACGGGCGCGAGCGTTGACGATCTTGTCGTAGGTAAGTCCTTGATCAGCGGTAGTGCCATCGTAGTTGTAGTTCTTGGCGATGCTCTGGTTAGCAGTATCGAATACTACTTCAGATGTGCCATTCTTACCCTCGTAAGCAGAACCTCCAAGCATAGCAATGATTGCCGCATCACGATCGCGACCAGCAGCAGCCATGTGCGACTTGATGATAGCGTTGTGAGGACTGTCGATTTCACCCAAACGGATGCTGTCAACCTTAGAGACAAAGTTCTCTACTGTGCGGAAATCCACATAGAGAGAGCGCATCTCGGTGACAACGTCTTGAGGAGCTGAATCGACAAAGCGCCCAGTCATAGGGGAGCTTTCGACTTTACCTAGCTTGTTAAAGCGGCGTGATTCACCGTGCACGGGGTATGAAGGAACGAGTCCTTGTAAACGTGATGTGAGTTGTTGTAATTCGAGCTTCCACTCATCCTGATAAAGTGATGGGAAGTGCTCGGGGACAGTTGATGTAAATGCCATGATATTATATTTCTATTTTTATTTGTTTTTTTTGGTTTAGTAATTAGGTTTTGACCCAGTTAGCAGAGTATCGCTCAGTTTGAGCGGTCGCATGGCACGGGTGTATGTAATGCGTTATCTGATCGGGTGCTCCTAACCTCTACCTTTAATAGAAACATGGCGCAGTGTCCGTTCGAATGAACGCCCTCTTGTAACACATTGTGCATACAAAGTCAATCCCACACAAAAAATGTGATTTTATGTGAGTTTAGAGGTTGACTCATAGTCGGATATCATGCTATTGTTCTTTCAGACGGACAGGGTCGAAGCTTTTTCATATAGTATTGTTTGCTCGCAAGAGCGTTTTCATAATGTTAAACCTCGTAGTGCTTGTCCCACTACGGGGTTTTTTCATCCCACTCAGACTCAAATAGCGCAGTGAGTAACTAAGCGCGATAGTCAAACCCAATAAATCGGAAGCAAGGAATCGCCGCCTTGCGTAATATGTTTAAGGGGGTGTGAGAGTTGTCTAAGGACATACCGAGACTCGATGATCACCCTGTGGTGCAAGCCACTGTTGATAAGACCTAAATCGCCTGACGGAGTTTAGATATCTTGATACGCTTTCCCTGTAATAGGGTTAGTGTATCTAAGAGCCTCACTCACCTTCAGGAGTATTAGATTCTTCTTTATCCTTCTTACCGAATATACGATCCCATCCATTGCGATAACCTTCACTACTTGCCTTAGTAATGATGTGGTCACCCGTAATATCGTTCTGGGAGCTTGACGGTCTGGTTTCTGGTTCACTCATAAGTAAATGTGGAGAGCCCGAGTAACACAACAAACTCGAGCCCTCCTATGTTGCAACAAATTATCGTGATTGCTGATGACCCAACTTGCGTAATTCCGAGTAGGCTTTCTGCGCTTCAGGCGGTGCTAAATGCACCTGCCCGTTATATTTCTGGTAAATCTGATCAGCCTTAGCCTTCGGTGACTCGAATCCATTAGCGGAAGGAGTCCCCTGTCTAGGCATAGTGCCTTCTTGCATGCTCTGTGACTTAGCTAGAAGCAGGTTCATCACCCGAGGGTTACGCATTGCCTCCATGTCAGCAGCGTTATCCATGTCAAAACCGACTACCTCAGCCATATCTACAGCGGATTGCAGGTTATTGTCGTAATCTCGACCCCATTGTTTCTGGAGTTGGGCTTGTTGCTCTTGCATTGCAGTGTCAGCACGCTGCCCTAGCGTAGCATTAGCCTGCTCTAGCTGGGTATTAGTGATGTCTGAGTAAGCTTGGGAGAGTTGTTGAGCTTGTTCCTGCGAGATTCCAGCGGCATGGAAGGCATTGCCCCACTCACCCGCCAGTTCATTGTCCCACTCCATACCCGCAGGCATGTTGTCAGGCTTGATATCGTATGCTGTGGCAGACTCAGGCACGCCAATGGCACGCTGATACTCAGCAATTTCCCTCGATTCGTAAATTCACGATACGCTTTAATAA